GCTGGCGAGCTGGGAAAAAGAGGGCCGCGAATGCGACAAGGCGTTCTACCTGGAAGGCTGGAACGGCACTGGCAGCTACCAAGTCGACCGCATCGGGCGCGGCAGCCCGTTCATCAAAAGCCTGTGCCTATCGGTGTTTGGCGGAATCCAGCCCGACTTGCTGGAACGCTACCTGGGCGGCATCGTCAATAGCATGGACAACGACGGGCGCATTCAGCGCTTTCAGGTGCTGGTGTACCCCGAACAGCCAGTATGGGAATGGCGCGACCGCTACCCCGTCAAAGGGGCACGTGAGGCCGTGCGCGACCTATTCGACCGCCTGGCGAGCTTCGATCCCGCAATGGACGGCGCGACCCCTGCTGACGACTTTGTGAAGCTGCCGCACTTCCTCTTCAATGACGAAGCGCAAGAGCTTTTCATTCAGTGGGACGCCCAGCTCAATCTCGAACGCATGCCGAACGAAAGCAATCCCATGATGCGCCAGCACCTGGGCAAGTTCGAAAAACTGTTTTGCGCCATAGCCCTGATCCTGCACTTGGCAGATGGCCGCATCGGCCCCGTAACAGTGGAAAGCGCGCTGCGCGCCGCCGCGTGGTGCGAATACCTGGAAGGCCACGCCCGCCGCATCTATGCCCTGGTGGAGACGGCAAAAACAAGCGCCGCCAAGATGGTGGCCCGCCGCATCGCAGACGGCAAGCTGTCGCACGGGTTCACCGCGCGCGACGTTGCGCGCAAGGGCTGGGCAGGCATCAAAACCACGGCAGACGCAGAAACCGCGCTGTCCATCTTGGAAGAACACGGTTGGATCGTCGGCATAGATGACCTGGGCGAAGGCGGCAGGCCGACCGTGCGCTACACCATCAACCCGAAAGTGAGGGCCGGGAAATGATCTCGTGGCTGGAAAAAGCAAAAGCGCATTTTTCACAAAAGCGCCAAGAACCTACCGACGAAACCGACAAAACCCCCCTTTCGTCGGTTTTGTCAGTACCCCCCGCGCCCATTTACGAAAAACACGCGGCAAACGACAGCGACGAAGCCGCACTGCTGGAAGCGCTGCTGGCCGAATCCGATAGGGTTTGCGATCAATGGCAGGATGGCCCCGAAGCCCGCGAACAGATGCGCCAGGACGTGTTGAACACAGCCAAAGAACAATGGCGCGATCTGCTAGACCACTTCCGAACGGCGTACCCAAAGCGCTAACCCCAAGCCCGCCTAGCGCGGGTTTTTCTTTGCCCACCCCTTGATTTCACATGGCGAAATGTGATAATAGGCACATTCCATAATGTGAGAGTGTATTTCTGCAATGTGGAATCTTCCAACCCTTCTCTTTGCAAAGAAAGACCCCGCATGAAATTGCCCGCCATCCGCGAAGCCCGCGCCGCCAAAGTCAACGAAGCCCGCACCCTGCTGGCCAGCGACAACCTGACGCCCGAGGCGCAAGCCAAGTTCGACAAGCTCAAAGGCGAAATCACCGCCCTGGAAGCTGACGAGGCCCGCGCCCAATTCATCGAGGACGCCGAGCGCCGCGCCCTGGGCCAGCCCGTGGACAAGGCCCGCAGCGACATGGAAACCAGCGTGAACGTGCTGGACGCCATCGCCTGCCAAATCGAGAACCGCGCCGCATCGGGCGCGCTGGCCGAGTTCCAACAGGAGGCCAAGCGCCAGGGCATCGAAGCCCGTAGCGGCGGCATCCTGGTGCCCACTTCCATCTTTGAAACGCGCACCACGATGACGACGACCGGCGCCGCTGCCGTGGTGCCCGACGACTACCGCGCAGACCAATTCATCGGCCTGCTGCGCAATTCGCTGATCGTCAAAAGCCTGGGCGCCCGCGTGCTGACCGGCCTGCGCGGTGACACCGTGATCCCCAAGGCCACGGGCGCGGCCACTGCTTACTGGGTGGCCGAAGGCGACAGCCTGACGGAGTCGAACACCACCTATTCGAGCATTCGCCTGGAACCCAAGACGGTGGGTGCGCTGACCGCGTTTTCCCGCCAGCTTGCATTGCAGTCCAATCCCTCGATTGAAGCCCTGCTGCGTGACGATATCGCCGCCGTGGTGGGCCTGGCCGTGGACAAAGCCCTGTTGCACGGAACCGCCGTTGCCAAGCAGCCCGTGGGCATCCTGAACGTGACCGGCATTCAGACTGGCACCCTGGCCACGCTGGATTGGGAAGCCCTCGTGGCCCTGCTGGAAAAGCTGGGATTGGAGAACGTCACGCCCAATGCCATCGTGACCCACGCCAAGGCCGCGACGAAGCTGCAAACCACGCTCAAGGACTCCGTGGCCGGTAGCGAGTACCTGATGCAGGGCGGGCGCGTTGCTGGCCTGCCCGCCTACGTCACCAACCAACTGGACGCCAAGACCGGCAGCCCTGCCACGGGCCGCCTGATCGTCGGCGACTTCTCGCAATTGGTGATTGGTGAGTGGGGCGCGACGGAAATCTTGGCGAACCCCTACGCCGCCGGCTACTACGAAAAGGGCGACGTTCAACTGCGAATCATGCACACGATGGACGCAGTAGTGCGCCATCCCAAGGCGTTCGTGGTGGCTGACGACATCGCACTGTAAGGAGGGTTGCGAATGTTGGAACTGCGCGGACACGGCACGCTACAAGCGTCCGGCAAGACCCTGCACGGCTACGCCGCCGTGTTCAATTCCGAGGCCAGCTTGGGCACATTCTCCGAAGTGATCCGCCCCGGTGCTTTCGCCAAATCGCTGGCGACGGGTTCCAACATTCGCGCCCTGTACCACCACGACGGCAATGCCCTGCTGGGTACCACCCGAGGCGGCACGCTGCAACTGAGGGAGACACCGCATGGACTGGCTTTTGAGCTTGCATTGCCTGACACCAGCCATGGCCGTGATCTGGCCGTGCTGGTGGATCGCGGCGACGTTGCGGGGTGCAGCTTTGGCTTTCGTGTTGCGCCCGGTGGCGACCGCTGGGAAGACCGAGGCGACGGCGACATGCTGCGCGAACTGCTGACCATTGACCTGGCCGAAATCACCCTGACCAGCGACCCCGCATATCAGGACACAACGGTAGCCCTGCGTAGCCGCCCCCGCCCGCTGGTGCTGGCCACCATCGACCCGCGCCGCGCCTGGCTGGAGACCTGCCGATGAGCATTACCACCCGCATCCTGAGCGCCATCGGCCTGGAGCGCCGCAGCACGTCCAACCTTGGCCTGAACGGCTGGCCCATCGTGGCCGGTGCTGGTGCCGTGACGCCCACCACCGCGCAAGGTGTATCGGCAGTTTATGCCTGCGTGCAGGCCATCGCAGAGACAACGGCCAGCCTGCCGCTGATCCTGTTCAAACGCAACGGCGACGACCGCGAACGCGCCGCAGACCACCCGCTCTATCGCGTGTTGCACGACATGGCGAACCCCGAGCAAACCGCCCTGGAGTTCCGCGAGTACATGCAGGCTTGTGTGTTGCTGCGCGGCAATGCCTTCGCCCGCATCGTGCGCGGCTGGGATGGCCAAGTGCGCGAACTGTGGCCGCTCAACCCCGACAACGTGACGGTGCAGCGCACGGCATCCGGCCTGGTGTACGACTACACCAAGGACGGGGTGCTGACCCGCCTGCTGGCCTATGAAGTCCTGCACCTGCGCCACCGCCTGGGCGACGATGGCGTGATGGGCATCAGCCCGATTCAGGCCGCGCGCGGCGTGATCGAGCTGGCCCTGAGCGAGCAGGAGCATGGGCGCAGCACGTTTCAGAACGGCGCCAAGCTGCTGGGCGTGCTCAAGTTCCCCGGCAAGCTCAAGCCCGAGCAGCGTACTGCCATTGCTTCGAGCTGGGCAAGCCAGTACACCGGTGGCAGCAACGCAGGCCGCACCGCCGTACTGGATGAAGGCGTGGACTTTCAGGCTTTGAGCATGTCCCTTGAGGACGCGCAGTGGATCGAGGCACGCAAGTTCAGCGTGGTCGAGGTGTGCCGCTTGTTCCGCGTGCCGCCCGTGATCGTGCAGGCCATGGAGAGCGCGAACTACAGCAACAGCGTGGAGTTGAGCCGCCAGTTCATCACCCTGTCACTGCGCCGTCACCTTGTGGCATGGGAGCAGGCCGTCGCCAAGCAACTGCTGACCGAAGCCGGGAGGCGCAGCTACTTTGCCGAGCATCAGGTCGAGGGGCTTTTGCGCGGCGACTCAGCGAACCGTGCAGCGTTCTATAGCTCGGGCATCGCATCGGGATGGCTGCTGCCCAGCGAAGCCAGACGGCTGGAGAACCTGCCTGCGATCCCCGGCCTTGACGAAGTGCAAAAGGGTGCCGTTTCAAACGCGACCCCTGCACCGCAACCGTACCCGAGCAAGCAATGAGCAACAAGACCGGACGTGATGCAGATCCGCGTCGCGCTCTCCCGCTGAACAGCCACGCATGGCGCAAGCTGCGCGCGTACATTTTGGCCGAGTCGCCCTTGTGTGAGCACTGCATGGACAGGGGACTGACAGCGCCTGCAACCGATGTTGACCACATCAGCGGCGACCCATCGGACAACAGCATGGCGAACCTGCAAAGCCTGTGCCATAGCTGCCACTCAATCAAGACCGCACGCGACCACGGCAAGCGCGTCGCCATGGGATGCGATGTAGGCGGGATGCCGCTTGACCCTTCGCACGCATGGAATAACGCGCCAGCGCCCCGTGTAGCCGCCCTGCTGCGCCAACCTGCCGTGCCCTACGCGCGCGCGAGGCCAGAAATCACGAGCGACCCTCGGGCATAGACCGGACGGTTCCCCTTCTTTCAACGCTTACTGCTTAAAAAATAGGCAATCATGAAGCTGACACCCAAACGCCAGCGCGCAGACAGCACCAAGGCTGCTGTACAGGCCGCGCAGAACGCCGCACAAGCGCCTATCGAGCCGCCCGGGTACATCACCATGCCCGAGCCCTGCAAACCCTTCTGGCAGGCCATCGTGACCGCCCGCCCGCGTGATACGTGGAACGCCGCCGACCTGGCGCAGGCCGCGAATCTCGCCCGCACGCTGCACGCCATCGAGTCGGCCACCGTGGGCAGTGACGAGCATGCCAAGCTGACCCGCCTTGCCATGGCCCTGGCGCGTGCCGTGGCCGTGCATCCGACTGCGACCGTGGGCCGTGCTGCC